CTACCTTGTGACTTCCCTTACGCTCATAATCGCTGAGCTTAAACCGAACCTTAATCTCTTCCGACAAGCGAACCTCTCCTCATAGGAAGGTCTAAGAGTCACGTTTTCAGCAAATAGGAGAGGAAACGGCCCCGGGACAAGTCATAGGCGGGATGCATGACTCGTCTCGGGCTCTACCGGGGCCGGGCGGGACTGGATGAGTTTAGGCGCTGGCCTTGGCGGCCACAAAGGCGTCAGTGATCAGCTTGATCGTCGTTGCCTTGCCGGTGTTCTGTCCCAGCTCAAGCTTGAATATGGTTCGTCCGTAAGCCAGCAGCTCGGGGTACTTCATGCTGTTCAAGTCGGGAAGAACATCGGGGATCTGACCTTCGGCCAACTCCGTCTTGCTCTCGTCGATATTGACTTCAGTACCGGAGTCGGTCGACGGAACATCCGTGGGAACGTCTTCAACCTGCGCGTCGACACTCTCCGGCTCCTCGGTCGTTTCCGCCTTCTCTTCGACGGCGGCCTTCTCTTCGACGGCGGCCTTCTCTTCGACGGCGGCCTTCACCGGTGCGATGTGATTCTCCGGCTTACCGTCACCTGGCTTGATGTTCGGAACAATCTCGATCGGAAGTCCAAGATCTCCGACGTTCACGCCCTCGGCGGTGGCCGACACGGAAGCAGTCTTGTTCGGCTCCTCCGCATACTTGGTATCCGTTACGGGGGTGGCCTTGACGGTCGTCTCCTCAGAGAGGATGAGCTGTCCCTTCTCCAGGGCCTTCAGCCTCGCCTCAGTGTGCGTGATGACCTTGACGATCTCCTGATTGCGGTAGATCGTGAGACTGTTGTTGTTCTCCGGATCGAACAACAGAATGTCGCCCTTTAGGATGTCGACCTTGTGCTCCGAAGCATGGAACTTCTGAAGCACGACGAAAGATTTCTTCATTCACTTCACCTCGCTGATGAATACTCAGCTTTCAATGCCGCACTCAATATTTGCGGTATAAAACAAAGAGGCAGCCGGTGAGGGCTGCCTCTTCTTTGGGTTTATCGCCCGATGGTTTAGCTACGGGTGATCTTGATGCGCTGGACTGCGGACGGGTTGAAGATCGCGAAGCCCAGGATTTCGAAGATCGAGAAACCGATCTGACGCAGGAGCGGGTTGTCGGCGCTCATGACGGTCAGCGGCACACGCTCCGGGATGACGCCCAGGAACTCGTTCTCCGCGAGAATGTAAACGGTTCCGATCGTCACCTTACGGGACAGGAGCAGGGTTGCACCCCACAGGTACCCCATCACACCGGTCTTGAGCAGCTTGCGCTGGGTCTCACGGTCGATGTTGTCCTGCGTCCACTTACGGAGGTCAGCGTAGTCGCGCGGGTTGAAGAAGTTGTACGCGACCTGGAGGTCGTGACGCTCAACCGATGCGAAGCCGTCGGCCATCACGTCGACGGTCAGAGGACCGCTTACCGCCTGGTCAACGTTCAGGACGTAGTCGTTGGTCTGAGCACCAGCGGCTGAGCTTGCAACCACATCCAGAAGGCTGAACACCTTCGCGTCCTCGGCAGCGCCGATTTCGGCCTTGCCCAGGTTGAGCGAACGCTGAACAACGTCAAAACGACGCTCCTTGATCTGGGTGATCGGGATCATCGGGGCTTCCGCGATCTCGAACGTCGGCACAGTGATACGGATCGGCTTGACGACCGACACGATATCTGCGCCTTCTTCGCCGACGTAGTACGCCTGGACAAAGGACTGACCGGTTGCGTCAAATTCCTTGTCGTAGATCGGCAGTGCGCCGTCGGGCAGAGTTTCGACCATCAGAGCCTTACGTGCGATGCTCAGATAGTCACGACGCCGACGCAGAGACGGGCCAAGCGAGGCCGCGAGCTTCTGACGTCCGGCAGCGGACTTCATCAGGTTCCCAAGGAAATTCGTCTGGGCCTGAGTGCGAGAGAGATTTGCCATGACTTCTTCTTCTCTTTCTTTCCAAGCGCGGAGGCTTAGATACGGGCGTCTACGCCCAGCCAGGGATCGGTTGCGGTGGGAACCTTGGTGCAGATACCAACAACAGTGGTGTCAGCGCCGACGGTTGCGGACTTGTCAGCCGTGAACAGACCGGCGTTCGCGCCTTCAGCGCAGTACAGCTTTGCGCCGACCGTATAGGGGGTTGTGGGGGCCGCGACGAACGATTCGGCGCTAACCTCGAACTGAGGCATCGCACGAACGATCGGGGTCTTACCGGAACCCGAAGGTCCGATCGAACCGGCGAACTCACCCGAGCCGTTGAGAAGGAAACCGACGGGCGACATCGTTGCCACGTCGCAGGGAACAACGACAGCGCCACGTCCAGCAGTTGCGGAAGTCTTGCGGGCCATAATGCGGCCACCGATATATCCGGCCTGCGTGAGAGTGACCTGGTCGGTTCCAGGATTTCCGGTCAGTGCAACGTCAGGAGCGGCCTGACCGTCGTTCTGCCCGTAGTAGCGGAGCTTTAGTGCCATGATCTTTTTCTCCGAAGTGAGGTGTGTTTGGTTAGCCGTTCCCAGTGCGACCTCCCGGAGAGGAAGCAGCGCACTATAGGTCAGGCACCGTGGCGCACCGTTGTGCGCCTTCTGAAGAAGGGGTTGGGAAGTTCATTTTTGTAATCACTGTGTTTTTCTCGGTATTGATCTCGAATGCAGTAAAAGAAAAACCCCGCCTTAGATAGGCGGGGTTCGTAGTTCACTTCCTATTGAGACTTAGTAGTCGGCGTCATCCGGGAAGATGAGGCGGGCCAGGTCGTCACCGGCGAGCTTTGTCGTATCACGCTTCATCGGGTCGAAGTGGGAGGCAAGAGTCGGGTAACCCGCTCCCTTGCTATTCGCCTTCTTCCCGGCGTTCTTATTCGGCTTCAGCTCCGGCTTCGAGTCCTGCTTATCCCGCTTGCCCTCGTACTCACCCTGTTCGCGCGAGTTGAAGATGTCAGCGAAGATATCGTTGTTGTCGTGGTCGGTCTCGTTGTCGCGATCGTCACCGGAGAGCTCGGTCTCGAAGAACGAATCCATGTCACCCGGCTCCACTATCTCCTCTGAGGCAACCTTACCTTCGATGAGATCCGCCATCGGATCAACCTCAACGCCCTCAACCGCGAAGATCTCATGCGGCTCAAGTGCATCCTCTTCGGTCTCACCATCGAGCACAGACTCCATCTCGGCGGCGTCGGACGGCGTGAACTCACCGAACAGATCGTCGTCCTGATACTCGTCATCGTTGCTCAGTGCCGAGACCTTGTCCGCGAAGTTGTCTTCGTCGTTGAAGATGCCTTCGACGTCAACTTCACCTTCGTGCGAACCGTCGCCGTCAACCTCGTCCACGGCATCGTCGGCTTCGTTCAGGACCTCATCGCCGTCAGCGTTCTCGGCAATCGAGATATCCTCGGCGTCACCGATCTCCTGGTCAATCGTGTTCTGGATCGTTTCGATATCGTCCTTGACGTCCTCGATCACGTCGTGCAGCGTTTCCTTCTCGGCGTCGAAAACTTCCTGCTCCGCGTTCTCGGCACCCTCGGTGTCCCCGGCATCTGCCGCGTCGATACCCTCATCGGCGGCGCTGTCTGCGGTCTCGACATCGCCAGCAGCTTCCTGCTCAACCTCTTCCGCCGGAGTCTCGGGCTTAGCGCCTTCCTCTTCCGCCTTCTTGGCAGCCGCTTCTTTCATGTGCTCGCAGTCACCCTTGCAACCTTCGCCGCAGGCCTTCTTCGAGGAAGCTTCCTTGGTTTCCAGATCAGTCTTCGAGCGCTCACCCGCCTTACTGGCTTCGAGCTCCGTGGGCTCCGTGCGCTTGCCTTCGTCGTAGGTCTCCGGCTGAACACCGCATTCCTTACGGTCATCAGCCTGCTTGGTCGACGCATTCTTCGCATCACCCTTCAACTCAGCGGCCACTTCGTTCTGCGCCTTGCTGAGAACGGACGGATCTTCCAGCAGATCGTTGATGTCGACCTTGTGGACTTCCTTGAACTCTTCCGCAATGCGGGTATAGTGAGCGTTCTTCGCCGTCGTGCGGAGCATCGCGGTCAAAACGCGGGTTGGATTGGCCAGAAAACTCTCTGCCAGCTTCGTCTGCATCTCTGCAGGAGCTCCAGGGAGCATCGTCTTGGCAAGGGTCCACGCAGAGGCTACCCTCATCTTGATCTGCTTCTTGGCCGCTGCCGTCTTCTCGGTGTTGTTTGCCATAACGTGTAACCTTCCCAGTTGCAAATGAGTGAGTTAGTGACCCACTAATCGTGGGTCCAGTAGTCCAAGTTCTCGCACAAACGAGGATCGGACGTTACACCTCTGAAATAGAGGTGCTTTCGTTATGGATTCTGGTAGTTCGGATTTTGCGGAAGACATATTTTTGGTATCCCGCGTCGTATAAACAACGAGCACCGTTTCGCAGCATGTTCTCCTGCTCGGTTTCGGCTGGGTTGTAGCCCTCACCGAGGAGCACCGGCAGATGCTTGTGCCTCATGTGGCGCTTGTTCCAGATTTTCCCCTTGAAGAACCACTGATAGCTGGGAGAAAGGTTCGCCACTTTTTCAAAGCCCAGCACCCCATACACACTGCCATCGCTGTATCGGTTATTGGAGAAGGTAACAATATCCCGCTCCGGCAGGTGTTGTAGGGAATTTCGGAACAGCTTGTTTGCCCCACCGACAACGGTGACGTTCTTCGCAAAGGCCATCCGAACCAGGTTGAGTTGTGTCTTCTGGTGTTCGCAGAATGTGATCACCCCAACCAACACCTCTTTATGGAAGAGTCCAAAGCACCAACGACTCGGAGCCGTGGCCCCTTGAATGTGGTGGATGGCGAGGAACACGTTAGCTTCACTCAGACTGATGGACCGGAATGAAGTTTGGCGTGCGAAGACCGTAGTCTGCTTCCTTAATTTTGAGGCGATAATGGATTTCCAGATGTTCCGGGTCACTTCCCGTCGCCATTCGTGCTCGTCGATTTGCAGAAGCTGTATCCCTTGCTCCGCACAAAGCCGATACTTGTCCCGGTGCCGGTACCTCCGAAACTTAATTGTCTTTGCAGTCAGGGAGTGCCAGTAGGTTCCATTGAGCTCGATCGCGAGCTGGTGACCTGGTATATAGATGTCCAGTTCTCGGGGAGAGATGACGGAGCGTGTGTTTGCAGCGAACTCGCATCCGAGTTCCTTCAGGAACGCCTCTACCTCTTTCTGTGGCTTGGTGTAGTGTGATTTACACGATGGGCACCCCGATCCGGCGGTGTAGTGCGATTCCGCCGCCTGCCAGAAGGAGCCGTGTTTCCTGCATATGATCTCAACCTTATCTTTTGCTCCTTTGTAGATCGCCCTGGAGTAGTCATAGCGGGACCCATGTTCTTGCCGGGAACGCGCCAGGAAGTGTTCGAGGTTGAGAACCTGTGAAGAGGACCGCTTCTCAGCGCCACAAACGAAACAACCGGAGCCCGCCATATGGTGGTCAGCTCGGATCTGGAAGTCGCCATGGTCTGGGCACGTCGCGGTTATGCGATTGCGATTACCTGCATAGCGGAGCTTCGAATAGCCGTACCGATCGCCGTGGACAGCACGAAGTCGGCCCAGAACATCTTCAGTGGAAAGCGTCACGGAGGCAGCCCGCTTTGCTAGGCCACACGACGGGCACCCATTTCCCTGCCAGTGATACTCGACTACCTGGCTGAATACCCCGTGTATCCGACACCGGATGTCTACTTCGAACTTGCTGCCTTTATAGACCGACACGGAGTAGTCGTAAACGTCTCCATGTACATCACGTGATCGGGCAATGAAGTCGGCGTAAGAGAAGGTCTTTTTTGCGCGAATCGTAGCGGCACCGCAGATCGGGCAACCTTGGCCGCTATAGTGTTTCTCCGGTTTCTGCTGGAAAGATCCGTGCAGGGAGCATATGATCTCCACCTTGACCTTTGTCCCGTGATAGTCCACGCGAGAATAGTCATACCGGTCGCCATGAACAGCGTGACTCCGATCAAGAAAGGTCTTTAGCTCTTGTACTGCCACGAAATCTCCCGGATTAGCCCAGGAGGTTCCGTACCTGAGCTTCAAGCTTTGCGTCTACAGCCGATGACACCTTTGGATTAATACTCGCAACTTTGCGGCTTGCGGTGATGTTTGTGTACGGCGTCTTTGGACCAACCCATCCGTCCATAACGACTCCGCGATTTGCGGCACCCGGAAAGGCCGGTGTACCAACCCATGATGCTTCGACAAATTTTACACCACCATTGGGGAGCGACTTGTGACCGCAGAGCTCTGCGACGCGACGGGGAACACCCTCGTCATCAACCAGGAAGGTTCCCTTCTGATTTAACAGGTGGCCGCAGAACGTATTGGCATCAGAGCAGCGAGCTCCGCAAAAACTACATACCACCAGTTCAGTGGTACAGCCCATGGACATGTACTTCATCTTTTCGGCGCGGATGTCCGTGACAAGCTGCTCATGCGCCATGTCCGTGGCCACGAGAATGTCGCAGTAATAGATAAAGACCGCCGGGGTGATGTACATCTTCCGAAGGATGGCGTCAACAATGTGACCTTTGTTCGCTTTGCGATTCTGGAAGTGCTCCAGAAAGTTGAACGCGCCGACGAATGACTTATAGGAGAGGCTGAGAACGGTGTTCTCCCAGGCGTCATCGTTGTTGTTGACGTAGATCGCCGCTTCGGGGCGAATCAAAAAGTCGAATGGATCATCCTCGCAGTGAACCGAGGCCATGATTGTGCAATGGGAGAGGAGATACTTGGACTGAGCAGCAGCGAGCCGGGTGAAGTTCTGCTTCGCGGTCTTCTGGCCTATCGCCTTATGACCGTGCATCTTCTCCCATGCGCCGAGCGTGATGTTGTCGATCAGCTCAGCATTCGCAAACTTCTGAAAAGCCATAACCGCCCTCTCTGTATAAGGAGGGCGGTAGTCGTTTTATTTCTGAGGATGACGGAGACTGAGTATTTAGTTCTTCAGGTCGGTCTCAATCTCTTTCTTTACGTCTTCGTCGAGGTGAGAACGAAGATCGGTACGCGGTGCGCCTTTTGGCGGCTCGGCGTGCATCTGGATCTCAGCCTTCTTACGGCTGGAACCGCGCGAAGTCTTTCCACCACGTCGGCGCTCACGCTCATCCTTAAGGATGAAGTCTTCCAGATCATCGGATCCGTTACTTGCAAAGACGGCGATATTGCCACCGGCGGGAGAGATGCGGGAGAGAAGCCGCAATGCATTTACCAGCGCCTTCGCCAGTTCGATATAGTCCACCTTCTCTTCACCGGCCAGGTGAACGCGGGGCTCGGCTACCCGATCGATGAAGTGGCGCAAATCTTGCGCTGAAGCATCCGCCAAAGCGAAGATGTCTCCATCCTCGGGCGCTTCCATCGTCAAGCGTGTCAGGATAGCTACCGCTTCCTCGGCGGTATGGAGGTACTCTACTGCCGCACTTCCCATCTTGTTCGGGGCGAATTCAGTACCCTTGGCCGCATACGGACTGTTGAAGTCGGCGGCGTCAGCGCGAGGATCACGTGTCGGCTGATTCAGTTCTTCGTTCAGGGCATCCAGGGCAATCTTGTTTCTCTGAAAAAGGGGGTTCGGCATGTAAAGTCCTCGGTCTACTAAATGCCCGGTAGTCGAAGCCCTTAAAGAGGAAACCCGCCGGTGCGTTGGAACGGCACCGGCGGGTGAGGGATGGTGGCGTTCATCTTTTTCGCTCGTTCACGTTTCATGAACAAAAAGGGAAAATGAACGCCTAGGGCTTAGAGGTTGACGCTGGTCTCACTGAAGAGGAGCGAGCGTCCCGTCGCATCGGAAGCGTTATTGCCGCTGTCGATGAACTCACCGTAGACCGAGCCGGAGATGTCGAACACATCGGTTACCTGGACCGAGCAGTCTTCTGTCACTGCGGTCTGGTCGACGTTGTACGAAGTGTTGTACGACTCCATCCAGCAACCGGTATACACGGTCGCAATGCAATAGAGGCCGGGATTGCCGAGGTTGTTCAGGCCGCCTTCGGCATACACCGAGGCCACAGTCGCCTGATCGACATCCGCGTTCTCGCTCGCCAGCTCCGAGAGAACCACCTCGGTCTTGATATCAAAGGGCCACTTGTGATGCTTGAGAGAGCGGACCAGGCCGGAAGCTCCCGACTTGTAGCCGAACTGCTGCATCAGGCTGCCCAGGTAGAGTGCCGTACGAGTGATGTTCAGCGAGATCGGCTGAGTCACACCCGGAACGAGTTCAGCGGGTTGGTCGCCGTAACCGAGACCACGGATGACCTCGATCGCTCTCGACTCGGAGATGCCGAATGAAGAGGTGACGCCCATCTTCACAAACTTGCCGACGTTAACCAGCGGTGTGTAAATCTTGAACCGCGTGCTGATGACGGTCGACGTCTGTGCCGATGCGCCCTGGCGGTAAATGTAACCTGCGTTGTTGTTAGCCATCTCTCCTCCGGAGGTTTGCCCGCGTGAAAGGGCCTCTCAAAGGAATGAGTTCGATAGATGGTTTTCTGAGATAGGTAAAAGAAAACGACGGCCTAAGCCGTCGTTGTAAGACACTTGGCATTCAAATTAGTAGCCAGCCGTCCCCATTTCATTGCAGAACTCGTCCAAATGGTGCATTGCATAAGGTAGCGACTCGATGTCAGCCATCACTTTTTCGGGTGACGTAGTGTAGGTCTGCGCAATGCCGTGGACGATGTCATCCTTCAATGTCGAAGAGGCAGTTTTGACCTCAGCACGTGCGATAATCAAGCCGCCGAAGCTCGATTTCTTTGTCTTCGGAATGGCCGCTGCCTGAGCGAGCTCTTCTTCAGTCTCTTGACGTTCCTGCTTCGCCAGCGCTTTAGCCGCCGGATCGAACAGGGTCATCGCCTGGTAGATAGCCTCCACCGCATCCCGGACTGGGCGAGTGTTGTTGATGGAAGTCAACGGCTTCGCATCCAGGTACAACTTCTGGAGCTTGTCCTCAAGGTCTTCCGTCAGCTTGATCGCCTTCGGAAGGGTCATCTCTGCCGCCGTCTTGCTCGTGCTTTCGTCCGAAGCAAAGTGGTTCATCGATTCTTCGTCGTAGATGTCTCCTTCGCTGTCCGGCTCAAACTCCCCGGACAAGTCCTTTTCCGGCTGGTACTGATCGCCGAGAGACTCGATCTCATCGGCCACGGCCTTCTCGAACCAAGACATGTGCTTCACGTTGCCGAAGATCTGCCCGGCTTCCGACGCTACGTCATAACAGACGTCCTCACCCCGCTCGATCGCGTCCTTTGCCATCTGAAGGTAGTTCTGACGGCTCGCGAACTTGCTGACCGAATCGGTCTTGGGACGCGTAATGCCGGTGTTGTCATCCACGCTCCCACGCGAGTTGGGAATGGACTTGTCTCCCTCAAGAATCTTCGCCGTATTCTCGTCGGAGATGAAGCCGCTGCTCACGCCGGTCATGTTGGCCTGTTTCGTAGCGCCCTCTTCCTCTGCCTGTTTCGGGCGCGAATTGAGCTCCTCGGCCATCTCCGCGACGGCCTGTTGTTCGGCCTTGGCGTTCTCAAAGTTGTCGATCTTGGTGAGAGCGGCGATCACGGCAGACAATGCCTCAGCACTCCAGTACGCGTAACGCCCCGCTGACCGAGGTGCGGCTGGGGTGCGGGGAGCTGCCGGAGCTGCCGCAGAAGCTGGAGCTTGTGCGGCTGCACTGATATTTAATTGACTAGCCGGGGACGTTTCACCAACTTGGATTCCTTTCAGGTGTTTATCCATGCTGGTATGGGATCTTCCCTTGCTAAGCTCTAAACTTCTCCCCGGACCCACTCGTCTAATATGGCTCCATTGATCCTTATTGAGTTCAATTTCGTGGCCTTTGTGATTCGGATGTACAAAGACGCTATTGTCGGCCTGGGAGGGATGCCATCCATGCTTGGATAAAACAGCGGTGTACTCCGCCTCGGGAGCCGCCGTCGTCTTCGCGACTACCGGACGCTGCGCCACACGGGCCTGTTTACGTTGTTCGAAGAGTCTGCTCATACCGATCTCCATCCGGCGACGATGCGCCTAAAAGCTAAACTTGCGGGTCCACACCCTGTCACTCAAAGAAATGAAAAACGGCCTGTTGTATCAGACCGTTGTAGCTGGGAGTGAAGTTAACGGATCGGACTTCTGCCGGAACGTCGTCATATACGTCGCGATTCTCGCCTGCATCGCGGCGGTCCAAATAGTCGCCGCACGCGTCGGATCGGAAGTGACGCAGTCCAACGCCAGTACCGTTCCGAGCAAGGAGTCCGACTTCGCAAAGCGAACAGTTGCTGTGCCCATCTCCGAGGTAAGGCCGAAGTACGCTTCCGTCGCAGAAAAAGAAAATACGAAGGTCGAGTCGTTCGGATCGGTGAAGGCACCAGCGAGGTTGAAACTCGGATCGCCGTATGCTGTGATCAAGGCCTGATCGTGCGCGTCGGTGCTGTCCCCGAGAAACTGTGCTGTCAATCGAACGGACACCACTCCGTTGTTGGAATTCACTGTGGGTACAAGGCGCATTGAATCTTTCCTCTAAGAAGAAAAGGGCGGAGCAGGTTCGCTCCGCCCTAGGGTTGTGTGTCGTTAGTTGCTGCTCAGGTTCACCGAGAAGTTGATGTTGATCCAGCGAGTGGAGAACATCGGAACGTAACTCACCTCGACGTTGATCGTGGTCGGATCGTTTTTGTCGACCGTAACCGAGCAAGGAGCGTACGCCGTGATCTTGTCGTTGACCATCCCCTTGAGGAACTCGTTACCGATGACCTGCATCGAGCTCGGGACGTCCGGAGTGACCTTACGACCAGTCCACGGTTTGAACTTCGCCCGGAATCCCTTCGAGATGAAGTCGGTGATGGTGGTGACATACGGCAACGAAGCAAGCTCGGAGCTGGTGTCCGTTGTCAGGTAGTCGCGCACCTCAAGACCGCCCGATACCGGGGTGAGGACCGTGACACCGGCGACTGCAAGCGTGTTCATCGTCGGCGCATCCAGCTTGACCAGGGGACGAGTAAAGCCAACAACCTTCTGTCCCGCCAGGGTCGTTGCTTCGTCGTTCTGGGAGCTAAGAGCCAGTCCGGCGACTGCTGCCGCCATGAACTCACCACCCACGGCGATCTCATATGCGGCTGCGTTGCTGTCCGGCTGCACCATCAAGCCCCATGACCACGGAGCCACAGCAACCACGCGACGGTTGCCGATGGACTTAGCTCCACTTGCGACGCTGGAAGCCTTCGATTGGCGGCTGAATCCAACAAAGCTGGTCGCCTCACCCTTGTTGCGGGGGGTGGCCTGCTTTGTGAGGAAGACGCTTACGGCCTGCTGTACCGTCGGCGACGAGCTCAGCGGAAGAACAACATCCACCTTGCGACCGTTGTCGAACGGCATGGCGAGCGAGCTGATCGCATCGACGAAAGCCTGATCCGAAGCCAAACCGAGTCCTGCCTGCTTCTTCACCTGGATGCAAGCAAACTGCGTTGGGCCATTGGCGAGGAAGAGCTTGATGCCCAGGGACAGTCGGTTGGTTTCGCTCGGCTGTCCATACAGCGCATAGGCCGCCTTGTCAGACGTGAAGGTCTTCAGTGCGAAGTCCGCGTCTGACTTGTTCGTGGTGTAGGAGACGTAGTAGAACTCGCCCACTTCCGGAACATTCCCGGCCTTGTTGTAGGTCGTGATTGCAGCCGTATCACCGACGGTCATGTTCAGCGTCGTGACCACCTTGGTACGGAGGCCCGGGATGGCAACGATCGTGGCACCCGTCACATGACCCAGAGTGCGGCTAACCGAGAAGGTCAGCGTGTCTCCTGGCGCGAACGAATAGCTCGGGCTCGGCAATTGCGTGTAGCCGTAGCTCAGCGCATTCGCCGGATCGACGATCGTGAACTTGAGGCCGGTGGCTGGATCGATGTAGGTCTGCCCCAGGTAGCCATTTGCGCCTACGGAATTATTGCCCGTGTTCGGACCGCTCGGCGTGGTTGCGCCGCCGGTACGACCAAGGCCATCTGCCGTCGCATCGTTCAGGGTACGGCTCGACGTCACCTTGAACCGGTTTGCATAAGCCGCCGAAATCGCAGCCGCACCACCGGCGAGGGCAGTCGCGGCGATAGACGTCGCCTGCGCGGAAAGGTCCGCACCTGTGACGCCTGTGCAAAGGATCGTTCCAGCGCCAGCAATCGTCGGCGGATAGGTCTGGAATAGGTTGACGATGTCTTGCCACGAACGAGTTGTCGTGCCGTCAGCCTTGACCGTCTTTACCGAGATTGCGTTGGAAGTGATGGTGATGGCCGAAGCATCAGCGGCACCAGAAGGTCCACCGACCAGAGCGATCGTAACAGCGTTACCGCCGACACCCGGTGTGGTTGCACGGAAGGTGATGCGGGGAACACTGTTGCCGTCGGCTACCGTCAGGCTTGCCTGGATAGCAGGAGTCATAACCCGGGTCAGGCCATCATCCTGGAAGGTCAGGGAGACGACTTCTTCCGGTGCGCCGATGCCGCCCGACAGATCCGAGAAGCTGCTCGGCCAGACCAAGCCGGTGTTGGCGAAGTTGGCTGCCTCCACGGAGCTGCCGGAGAGCTTGGCGGAAGGAATGACCTGGCCAAGCTCATTGGTGACAGAGTAGGTACCGACGCTCGGGCTACCTGCGACCTTTACGGCCACCGAGAACATATGATCGTTCAGAGTGTTCCGGTAGTAGGTAGCGTAAACGTTCGATCCCTGAGGGGCAGGATTGAACAGAGTCACCGTCGCGCTTGCGCCGGAAACACGAGCAACCTTCACCGGACCGGCCACCAGAGCCGAGTACGGATCCACTCCAACGTAGACGGAAATCAGCGTAGGATCGTCCGTTGCACGCCCCAGGCCGGAGCCGTCCACGGGAGTATCAGGCAGTGAGAACACGGAGTTCTTGCCAGAGGATGCACCAGAGCAGAGCTGCAGGTACACCTTCTCATCGACCAGCGTGGTGTTGATCGAGGTGGCGTCCAGCGGAGTCGAGCCGGAAGTGGTCTTGTCCGCAGCCGTCTTCACAGATGCGCCCCACGAGATGTTGTTGCCGTCGAGAACGTAGTCAACACCCTGCACAAAGTCGGAGCGGTCGGGGCCGTAGCCAACTTTGGTGACAGCGGCGACGTCCGAAGCCGGAAGCTCGTCCGAAGTGTTCTGGTAGGTGTTGGTGAAATACGTTCCCTCCAGAGTCTGTCCCTGCAGAACAGGCTGAGCCAGCGTGATGAAACCGGTCGATCCATCAACCGCACTCACGGTGACCGGGGACCCGTTCACCTTGATGGTGACATCGGACGGATTCGTGGTCACAACGCCACCATTGGTGCCGTCGACGATGGGAACATGCTTGGTCTTGAAAACGGTGTTGGTGTTCTGACCCGCACCATTTGCGAAGTGAGTTGCACCAGCGGCAGCCGGTGACGAAGTGCTCGCTGTGGCAGAAGCGGTCAGATAACCAGCCGACAGAGTCACGATCCCGGAGTTAACCAGATTGGCGATGTCGGTCAGCGTGCGGAGCGTACCGCCTGCCTTACGGAGCTCGATCGAAATGGAATCGGTGCCCGCTCCGGTGACTGCCTGTGCATCGGATACACCAGCACCGCTACTCGCCTGAGTCAGGGCCAGGGAGACCTGGTTGCCGAGTGCGCCTGGAACCGACAGCGAGAGAACCAGTTGGTCCTGTCCGGCGGTCAGTGTCAAAGCGGCGAAGCTCGGAACCTGGAACGAAAGGTCTTCGTTCTCGATCTCGGTGTCCGTGCGCTTAAAGTAGTAGGACACCTTGGCATCGTCGGTTGGGAGGATGAGGGTCTGTGTGGTGATCTGGCCCGTCGCGCCGTTGAGGGAAAGAACCACAACCGCAACATCATTGACAGAAAGGGTGACCTTCGAGGGGTCATTCGTCACTGTGCCGGTACCGTCACCGGAAACCACCGGATAGTGGGAGAGCTGGAAGGTACGGGTGGTGCCGTCCGCCTGATCGGAGATGTTCTCGCCTGCCGCGAGGTCATCGGCAACCGCAGACGAGCCACGATGTACCTCTTGATTCGAGGTAGTCAGAAACTCTTCGCCCTCGCCGATCAGTACCGGAATGCGGGCGTTGGCCTGCAACGTTGCGCCGTCGTTGCTCAAAACGACGTCGGTGTAAACGCCAGGTGGTGTGTAGCTGGTGCTGGAAATACTCGCCATAGTTGCTCCGTTCCTGTTGCTGAGGCCCCGTTAGGTCGGGGCGGATGAGTGAGAAAGCAAACTCTATGTAGAGTTTGGAAGTCGGTTTCCACTCTCACTGCGCTTCGGACTACATCACCGAGCGCTGTTCGGCGTCGGTCTTGTCCTGTTTGAATCCGTCACGCTTGACGCTCTCAAACGCCGCAGTGCGGGCTTGCTTTTGGTCTTGAGAGAGGGGCTTGAAGCTCTCGACACCAGCAGCGGCCAGTCCGACGGAACCCGTGTCTGTGCGGACCTTATTGCGCTTGTCCTGCTGCTCGTGGATTCGCTCCCAGCGAGCGTTCGCCTCGCGCCCGACGGCGACGTCGATGGGTGAGTTGGTCATACCGCTGGTCATGACGGCGGGGGCGGGAAATTGAAACTCAGCCGGTGAATCACAGGCCTGGCAAGGCGCGGTCTTGGGCTTCTCTTCGTTCGCTGGGAAGATTTTCTCGGTGAGTGCACCACACTCCTGATTGGTGCACTTGTAGTCATATCTGGGCATTCAGTCACCCCGTGAGGTATTCGCTTACGGGGGATAAATACCGAGATCGCTCCTGTAGGCCTAAATATCAGCGGTAGTCGGGGAGGAAGCCGTTGGCACCAATGGCCGAATAGCGCTCGGACAGCGAAAAGTCGCGCGGGTAATCCGCCAACTTCGGCTCTGCCGTAAGGTTTACATCGACAATCCGATTCACTAGAGGCTTGTACACACGCCAGTCGGCCAGGACCGAATACTGGAGTGTGGAGATCCAGCCCGGGGCGGTGCCTGAGTTGTCCCTTGAGTTCTGTGTACTGGAACGGGATGCTTCGAGCAGAGTGACTCCGTCGCCTTCAAAAGCATCACGACGGAAAATCAGCGTCTCATTCAGGATCAGCTCAGCGAGATCGGAGACTGTTGCGGGATCGTTCGCTTTGATGTCGAGCGAAAAGCTGACATTGTCCTTCGAGCCAAACACCTGGTAGGTCTCGCACACCGCAGGAGAGACGATGACAGCACATTGGTCGCCGGGGATGACACTGTCTCCGATCGCGATACGCATACCATCCACAAGGTTCGTATTGACCGCCATCTTCTTAGCGGTTACCTTACGCTGGCCGACACGTACACGTGCCTCGTACCGGCACCAGCCCCCCGGCGGAAGCGGTGCATTAAGGGTAACGGTGCCATCCGGGTGGGCCGTGAAGGGGACGTTGTCACCCTCCTGGGTCGATATGAAGGTTTGGCTTGTGACGAGCTCCTCGCCCGGAAGCACTCGGAACTTTAGGGTATTCTCCGAGTTCATGATCTGCGTGCTATCCATCGGGTCCGCTTTGATAGTACCGACGACCGAGAGGGTCTGGCCGGTGGGGGTCCATTTGCTGAGCGTGATGGTGGCCCCGTTGACGGTGTAGTCGATCCCCTTCCGGAGCTCAAAGTCATCCTGATCGACGATCTTGAAAGCTCGGTACTTGCCTGGGATGGTTGCCATCTGGGTTCCACCGACCGTGGAGGGGATCAAGATGTCCGAGGTCTCTTTCTCAATCCAGTAGTCGTCGGGGTAGGTGAGCAGGCCGTACCCGCCGTTACCATAACCGATAAGCCCAAACTGTGCCATCGCAGTTACTGAGTCGGCATTGCTGGTGAGGTAAGCAAAGTTCTCTCCGGCAACGATATCAAGAGGTGCGTCCTCACCATTGGTGAGGGACAAACCGCTGGTGAGCACTCCCGGCGCAAACTGAATCCGGCTGCCCTTGGATACCGGTATGAGCCCCTGATACCACTTGTAGTCCTCAACCGTAAATGTTACGGTCCGATCGACCTCACTCACCGAGTCCACATTAAATAGGTGGACCCCTGCAATCGGTGTGGCGAGGGTTGGATCAATCTCCTCCCCCCACTCAAAGAAAGAGCCGTCCTTATCCTTGATCTTGGCAATGATCGCGCGTCCCAGTTGGGTGCATATGAAGTTGTTCGGAGACAAACGGACGCCCTGGCTCGTGATATCTCGGACCACACACTGCACGTCGTGGTAGCTGACCTGGTTATTGGCCGTCAGGGACACTTCACCGAGGCTCTTTCGGAAACGCGGGTTCCTGGCGACGATGTCGCGGATGACGCGAATCATATACGCCGCCAGATGGTTTCCGGTGAGGTTGTAGGCCACTGCTTCCCTTCCTTGCTCTGGCTGGATTATTTGACTGGCTTGGTCAGCACCACTCCATAGTCAACACCGACGGGGATCGGGGGTACGATCTGGGTGATTGGCTCCATCCACGAATGGATCGACCGGCGGATGTCCTGCACGGAGACGTAACCCCGTACTTTGTCCGGATACCAGGCGTTGGAGATACCCACCTTGCCTTCCCACTCGTACTCTTCAATGAACCACTGTGACCCGTCATGAGCCTGGAACTTTGCGCCCGGCTGCAATCCAGTGATGAAGATCTCATCACCCTCGAATGGGGCGAATGGGTTCGCCAGAAGGTGGTTACCTACCTGTGGGTTGGTCTGCGCGAAGGTGGACCGAGCATCGTTCGGAAGACCTACGATGTCCTGTAGCTTCTGGTTCGCACCCGGAAGCTGCGCCTGCGTCAAATAGTTTGCTTCCTTCGGAAGGACATTTGCCACACGCATGAGGTCGGACAGCAGTGATGTTGTTTTCGGCATTCGTAGCTCCACAAGAGACTTCTCCTAAAGGAGAAGCGAAGTCCGAAAGAAGAACTTACCCTTCAACGCGTTGATTCCGGAGTATGTAAATGAAGCGAGAAAACGACTATGGACTCACGGATGCATGAAGAACTTCTGATCGAATTCAATTCCGCCAGCGAACTACAGAACTCATACGCCCGGAGCCGCATGGAGTTGGGGCCGTTCATCAACGAAACAGCGCGGATCCGGGAGCTACGTCTTGCCGGTAAGTTCGTTGTGGTGAAGGAACACGAGGTCTGCTGCCCACGCACCGACGCTTTTATCTGCATGGAGATCATCATCGATTCCATTCACGACACGTTGGGTAGTGCTCGCACTGTCTGCCCGGAGGAGCCGCTGGAAGATGGGCCACCCTCCATGTATGTCGCGGGACCGATCGAGCCTGAGGAACCGAAGGATCCCTCGGCTCCGGACTATGAGGACGACTTCCCTTTCTGAGGGAATCCGAAATAAAACTTACCCGCCATCACGCCGCAGGCCGAAGTTGATTTCGTATGACGATTTCGACCTGCTACAACGAAAGCGCTAAGAAGTCTGAATCCCTCAAACAGGCGTCTGTGATGCGGAAGGTGCGTAAGGCTCTTCCCGAATTCAAGATCGATTTCAAGTTCAATCCTGGCGGCATTGCCGTATGGGGTGATACCTGGGTGCGGGTCTACGAAGATAACCAGCCTAAGGTTGAGGCCTGCCTAGGTAAAGATCGCAGCTACATACGGCAATGGGATGGCCGCAACTCAGGCAGAAATCACTTTATCAACATGGACGTCGACCAGATCGTATCGATGATCAATTCGCTTGCGTCCCAGCCTTTTCGCCGTTTCTAAGGAGATCTCATGGTTGATTGGAATCCGGTAAAGTGCTCTCTCGATCTGGCGCACCTCATGCGCCGGACCGCCGACACTCTTCGCCATCAAGCCGAAGTGGCCAAGGCCCTGGAATGTGAGCGTATCGCGGCGGAGCAGGAAGAGCTCGCCGACGCACAACGTCGGAATATGACCTACACGGGAAGCTATTCCGGTGGCTCCGACCTGATCTACATGGGTCCAACCCTTCAGCTCGTTGGGGTGGCCTAATGGCAATGACGGAGCAGGTGCGGTACACCGTAAGCTGCATGTTGCGGGCAGGGTTCCGTCGGAGATCGTTTCGAGTCAGAGCTCAACGCGTGTACAGCGCTGGCCTACGGAAAGAAGGAGCCGCCCAACCTTATTACTACGGTCCAGCGCAGATCACGGTCTTCGGTCAGTTCTGTGGTGGTCAGCGGCTCTCCGGTCAATCCCTGATCGCTCACCACATGGACAACCTGGTGAAAGCTGGCTTAGGAGTTCACCGCTTCCGGTTGGCGAACGGGAAGTTCCTGTACCACATATCTACCCGACACAGTGAGGCGGGGATGCTCGTTGACCATGACCTTACCGAGCAAACGACGGAGGGTGCATGAAAAGGCTGGACATTCAAACCGGCAGGCCAAATGCAAGCATTGCGGTGGAGCGTATGGGGTCCTGCGCTCCGGTGTTATTGAGCAGCACGGGAACAAGCTCTATGCCCGGGATAAAGGATGTCCCGGATCCGGCAAGCCACCAAAGAAATAGCGACTGAACCCCTTAGCTCTGAATACGAGCGAAGGTGATAGTACGCCCGACCTGTCGATCGGGGTTCTCCCATTGCTTTCCGGGGATGGTGTCAGTCGTATGTATCGGCTCAGCACCGCCCTGACCGTCTAGCGGATCTTTGGTGACGACTGGATTGTAGAGGACTGGAGTCGCAGGGCTTGCGATCGGAATCAGGTAACGGGTATCGCCGCCAGTCAGCAACTGGAGATCAAAATCTTGCTGCAGGAGGACTCCACGGGGGGTCTTATAAGTCACGTTCGAGATGACCATACGTTCCCCGTTGCGGCGCACCACAAGATCACCATCCTGCACGATCGGCGTCGGTCCTAGATAGGAACGTGACGCACGCTCCACCTTCACGCCACCTTCATCGAGAGTCCGTTGTGCGGCGGTATCCGGATCGATCAGCAGGAAGTCATACGGACCATAGTACCCGCCGACAATTCCAGTCTCAAAGCAGACTTCACACCGTGTACGCGGCGATCCGGTCTCCGTGCTGGTGCAGCCACAGGTCTGCCCGGCCCGACGGCGGAACATCAGATAGGCTGGCTCTCCAACCTGCTCAAAAAGCCACTGGTTCCGGCGGACCATCTCGCGCTGCATGTAGTCCATGCGGTCCACCTGGAGGTTGTCGACGATCTCCGATCCAAAGGCACCGGGCACATGTGTCGGACCTCCAGGACCGACCGGCACAACGGTATTTCCACTCCAGCATGCACGTCCGTTTCTCCGTACGTATAGGAACTGGTTTGGCACAGAGACGCAGAAGACGTTCCCTACATATGGGACTTTTGAAGTTTTCCAACCACGTCGATAACCAGACCTACGAGCATGACGAGTCACAAAGTACCCTTCATTGACCGTTATTTTCCTTCCTCCGATAAATCCTTCCGAGGCTGGTTTGATATATGTCGTATGCGAACTACCCATCTTCTGGATAATCTCCGACAACTGTCCAGCCAATATCCGGGATACGGTGAAAGCCTGCTGCGATCCGCCTAGATCCCCGGCAGCCGCCCCATCACCTATGTAGTAGTACTTCCAGAAGATCTCTAATTGACGAGGCGTCGCTTCTCGGATAATTTCGGGGATAAACTTCTGGTCTGCTAGTCCGAACTGCTTTAAGTAGTTCGCTAACGCAGAGGAATGAACCAAGAAACCCCGTTCATTTCGACTAACCGTAGGAAATAGCCGACTCAGGAGTTGATCGTAAAGAGCACGGGCACCTCGCGTGTCTTTAGGTTGCGATATCGTAATACGCTTCCCTATCGAAGTGCATCCTTCGGCCAGGTACATGCCCATGAAAGCGCAGTAATCATCCCCTGACATCTCGATAACATCGGGAGCTGGCCCTGCACTCTTGATTTTTGAACCGCCAAATTTCTGATTGGGGACCTCGGTTCCCCTCCAAACCGAGGTTACGATTATTCCGGTAGCCGTCGTCGCGTACTCCGCTAACAAGGCAGCTTCCACCACGTGATCCTTCTTCTTAATACCGTTTCTTCCCCCAAGAGCCTTCGGGAGAGCGCTGACCAGCATGCGATGGTTTGGCGTAACGAGAAGGTCTACGCTCTGTCCTTTGAAGTGAATGAGCTCACCATCAAAAGGAAAGCAGTAGAATCCGGTAGCTTTCTGCCACTCGAACATCTTAGTGTCGATATTTCGCGTAGCGAACTCATCCTCATCCGTGCAATCAGTAAACAGTTTCCACCCAGACCGAGTAAGCACTTCCACGTCATCAGCATAGCAGTAATAGGTCCGGACCATGTTGACCATGATGTCGACGAAGTTGGTCAGACGGTAGTAGACAACCTGGAACTTGACGACGTTCGGGAAGTCGATGATGGGGAAAGCTGTGACCGCTCCGACCTTGCTCGATCCTGATTCCGGCACGCCGGATCCGACTGGCAGGAAAACCATCTGGTCGATCGCTGAGACAAGAGCTGGCCGAACGAAGTCCGTGGTTCCATCGGCGTAGGTAACCTGGATCTGAACGTCATCAGGAGAGGATGCGAGCACCGGACGACCGTCAACGACTTTGGAGTACGGGGTCTCCGGGAGGCGAAAGATCCACTGACCGAGCTGGCCTTTATCGATCCAGTCAGAATCGGCGAGTTCCATGCTTACGGCCTGCACTTCACTCTTGTCCCGGAAGAACTGCCCCGGTACGGGACCGTTCTGATTCAGCTTCGCCCAGTTATACGGGGCGTCGTACGCCCGGTAAACGTCATAGCCAGCCGTAGCACCCGGGACTAGCGGCCACCACAGATCGCGAGCGCCGGAATACGAAGAATTCAGAACAAGGAGACCTCGAACCACTTTCCACCTCTGCAAGAGAGGTGGAAAGCCGGAGGAGGCCCCTTTACTCCGGACGTTCGAAGGAGTGGCCGCTCATTGCGCTCCGAATCTGACGGGGGAACCGGGCCACGTAGTGCTTCTCGGAGCAGCATGGGCTACCGGTTGACTTGCTCCGCCGCTACGATGCTGTTGCTGTTTGGATCAAAGTTCCCATTGTTTCCGGTAGCGGACTTGATCTGATTGGGGGAGAACACCACAACAGTTGTATGAGGTGCTGTTGGCACTGAACTGTCAAAGTTATCTCGAATATCGGTGATGATTATGGCATCGTGGCCAGAGCGTTCTGCGTCACTCGTAGCACGGTAAATCCTGTTCCCTATGTCGGTGTACTTCTGCCCCTTGGCATCGTAATATGCGGGATTCGTGGCCCTCGCATACACCTCCAAAGTGGCCGGGCTGTCCCCCCGATCCCATTGTTGATAGGAATCTGCAACCGGCTTGGAGTCTGTAAGGTGTACCCAGCCTTTTTTGAACCCAGTATCTAAGATGTTCCTAGAGTTAGTGGTCCCGTGATACAGCTTCATTGGACTACCATCCGGGTTAACCACCTTACTCCCAGAGAACCAGGTGCGGAAGCCCGGCATGTCC